AGGTAGTTATTCATTTATCGGTGGTGGTGGTGATGCTGGTACTGCGGCTAATAGGAATGTGGCTAGTGGGGATTGGAGTTTTGTTGGTGGTGGTGGGCAAAATACCGCTTCAGGTGCTGGTTCTGTAATTTGTGGCGGTGGATTTTTTGGAAGTGGATTTAATGCAAAAACAGCTAGTGGCGTAGCATCTTTTATTGGCGGTGGGTTAACTGCAACTGCATCAGGACAAGGCTCTGCAATTGTTTGTGGAAACGCAAATACTGCAAGTGGAACTTACGCTTTTATTGGAAGTGGAGTTTTAAATACTGCTAACGGGTATGCAAGTTTTATTGGTGCTGGAAATTATGGAACTGCAAGAAGCATTGTTGGAAACCATGTTTTTCCAGCTTGTAATGCTCCAATTTCAGCTAATCAAGGACATTCTCAATCCGCTTTGTTAGTTCTTGGAGTTCAAACAACCGATGCCACAGCTACTGCATTAAGAAGCGATACTGCAGCCGCAAGCGGAACAAATCAAGTAATACTACCTAATAACTCTGCTTACTTCTTTACTGGAGAAGTGGTATCAGGAGTAACTGGCGGTGGAGATACTAAAGGCTGGACTATCGAAGGTGTAATCAAGCGAGGTGCTGGAGTAGGAACTACAGCTTTAGTTGGGACACCTACAGTAACTTCCCTTTATGCTGATGTAGGGGCGGCAACATGGGCTATTGCAGTTACAGCCGATACTACCAATGGTGGTTTAAGAGTTACTTTTACAGGGCAAGCGGCAACAACTATCAGGACAGTTTGCCAAATCCGTACAACAGAAATGACTTACTAAGGAGCAATCATGGCACTACAACTATCACTTACTCAAACTCAATTCGGTGTACCAGCCCCACAAGCCTACGCACGAATTACCAACTTCTTTGGTACAAAAGACCAAATCCAAGTTCAAGTTGCTATTTACTATAACGAAGAAGCAAGACATGGCAACATGGCTACTGTTAAAGAAAACGCTCATTACATTGCGATTGAGGACTTAGATGGTGATTTAATCCCTGCAATCTACGCAGTATTAAAGACATTTACTGATTATGCTGGTGCAGTAGACGCATAATGGCCTTTGAAGATCAATATGTCGTATATGGTTATTGGGAATACGATTATTGCGTAGGAGATGTATTAGCTACAGATGGTGCTGGATCAATTGATGGCATAGGAACTATAAGCGGTAATCCTATAGCGGTATTTGCTGGTAATGGATCAATCAACGGAGTTGGTTCTACATCTAGCGATGGCATTAGGATGGCATTGGGTGGCGGCTCTATTAACGGAGTTGGAACAATAGTATCAGAAGGAATAAGACAGCAGTTAGGAATAGCATCTATAAATGGCGTAGGCTCTATATCTGGGCTAGGAAACTTTACTGCTAGTGGAGATGGCTCGATCATAGGATTGGGAACAGTTTTAGTAACTGGCAATGCAGTATTTTCTGCTAACTCATCTATAAATGGACTCGGTACAATAGTAGTTATTGGGTATCGAATTGGTGAGGAATGGAGCAACTCTGGCGTAGGATCTAATACATGGACTGCTGCATCAGTTACAGGCAACAATTGGACAAACAAAACAGTAGATAGCAATACTTGGACACCTTCTAGCGTTACAAGTAACAATTGGACTAATAAATCAACGGGAAGTAATACATGGCTACCTCAATAGTAGAATTTGGCGAATGGCTACCAGACCAAGCTGGAATAACTGGTTCTATACAGGATGCCTACAATGTTGTTCCCCAGGCAGTAGGCTATGGCCCATTTCCTGAGTTGGTAGAGTTATCTGGCGCAGCAAGTGAAAACCTAAACAATGTATTTGCTACTAAGTTTGGTTCAACTACTACCCTTTTTGCTGGTGGATTTACTAAACTGTTTAAATACAATTCATCTACATTAGCATTGGCAGATGTATCTAAAGTTGGTGGATATTCTGGTAGTAATCGTTGGAACTTTGCCCAATACGGGCCATCACTTATTGCTGCTAATGGAATAGGAAAATTACAAGTATGGAATTTAGCAAGTTCTACAGCATTTGCTGATCTAGCTGCCGCAGCTCCTACTGCTAAATTTGTAACTACAGTACGAGATTTTGTTGTGGCTGGCAATGTATCAGGAGAAGAATCTACTGTTTATTGGTCTGATTTAAACGATGAAACAGATTGGACTCCTAGTGCTACAAGCCAATCTGATAGCCAAGTCATTGCAGATGGTGGAGATATTCGTGGCATTACTGGTGGTGAATATGGATTAATTTTGCTAGAAAAATCAATCTCTAGGATGTCTTATGTAGGTGCGCCACTATTCTTCCAGTTTGATACTATTGCTAGGAATATTGGGTGCTATGAGGCAAATTCAATAGTTCAATTCGGTAATTTAGTATTCTTTTTAGCTGACGATGGTTTTTATATGTGCGATGGGCAGACAGTTACGCCTATTGGAGCAGAAAAGGTAGATCGCTATTTCTTTACTTATGCCGACCAATCTCAAATAGATAAGATGAGCGCAAGTATAGATGTCATTCGTAAACTAATTGTTTGGCAATACACAGACATCTTTGCCCAAAAACGATTAATAATTTATAACTTCCAAACTAAAAAATGGTCTGAAGCAGACACTACTTCTACTTATGTAGCAACATTGGCACAGGCTGGCGTAACTTTAGAAGGCCTAGATACCTTTGGGAATATGGATACTATAAGCACTTCTTTTGATAGCCGTATTTGGGCTGGTGGTAAGTTTGTATTGGCAGGGGTAAAAGATACTAAAATTGTTACTTTTACTGGGACTAATAAGTCTGGCTATGTTACTACAGGCGATCTAGGAAACGGAAACCAATCAATCATTATGTTAGCCAAGCCAAAGGTAGATACTGGCTCTGCAAGCGTTTCTGTAGCCTCTAGAGTCTTGTTAAGCGATGTCCCTAGCTTTGGTACTGCCGTAGCAGCAGACAGCGAGAATAGGGCATCCCTGCGCTCTGGTGGCAAATACCATAGAGTAAGGGTTTCCCCTACAGGAGATAACTGGAAAACGGCTGCTGGTGTAGAGATTGAGTTAGTGCAACAGGGCGGTAGATAATGTTCCGTAGACTTCCCCCTACTGGTGGCGATCAACGAGCTGTAGCTGAAATCGTAAACGGCATGATGGATGGCAAGACCAACAATACTGGATCTATTACATTAGCCACAGGAAACGCAACAACTACCACTATTAGCGATCCTAGAATAAGTAGAGATTCTATGATATTGCTAGTGCCTAAATCGGCTGCTGCCTTTGCGGATACTGCACCTTATGGATCTTTTCAAGACTCTACAGATCAAACAGCAGCAAGCACTACAGTTGCATACCCAATAACATTTAACACTACAGATTTTTCTAATGGTGTTTATTTATCTAATAGTAGCCGTTTAAATGTAAGAAATGCTGGTATCTATAATCTGCAATACAGCTTACAGATGGAAAATAAAGATAATGCACAGCACGATGTAGATATTTGGTTTAGAAAAAACGGCACTAATATTACAGCATCAAACAGTAAATTTACTGTTCCAGCAAGAAAAAGTGCAAGCATTTATGGTCATGTTATTGGAGCTATAAATTATTTTGTAGAACTTGCAGCAAATGATTATGTTGAAATTGTATGGAGAGCAGAAAATACAAACCTTTCATTAGAACAAACACCAGCAGAATCTAGCCCAACAAGACCAGCAACACCATCAGTTATAGCAACTATGCAGTATGTAGCCCCTAATTCTTTAGATAATGTTTATGTCAGCGCACAGACAAACGGCAGCGCAACACTTACCCATTTTGCCAATTCAACGGCTAGTAAAACTTATGGATATGTAATAGTTGGATAATTACCACTTTTCTACCAATTGTAGGTAAAATTATGGTATGCAAAAATTCTATGTAAAACCAGAGGATTTAAGGCTGTACTGGGATTATGTTAGAAAAGGTTTATTAAAGATTTTAAGTAAGACTCCTGAGGGGTGGATTCCTGAGGATGTATATGTAGAATGTTTCAATAACAAGGCTCTTTTATGGGCTTTCTCGCAGGACAACCGATTAGTAGGCTTTTCGGTTCTGCAACCCCAAGGCGATAATCTACATATATGGTGTTCTTATTTTGAGCATAATCTTGATCCTTGTTGGCAAGCTCTATTAGAGATCGCCAAGGCTGGTGGAGCAAGTACAGTAACTTTTGACTCTCATCGTAAAGGATGGGATGTGATAGCAAGAAAATATGGGTTTAGACCTAGAAAATGGATAAAGGATATTTGATATGAGTGGAATAGGAAGCG